TCACGCTGAAATCTTCACTTTGACCGGCTCAATGCCGCGCCCATTGGCGTAAATGGCCGCTGTCGCGTCGCTCATATGGCCGAGCAACGCTTTCGTGTCCACGCCGCCCTGTTCCATGTACAGGCGCTTGCAGAGGCTGCGGATCTCGTGGAAGGTCGGCGCATCCTCGCCGGTGATCCCGGCCAGCTCGCGGGCCTTCGCAAAGGCGTCGGTCAGGCTTTGCATCCGAATGCGCGAACCACGCTTTGCCGGCCCCCATGTCTTCGTCTGGTGCAGCAGGTAGCGGCTGACGATGCCGGTGCCCTTGCAGCGCGCCAGCACATCCGCCACGCTCATGCCGATGGCGTCCATGCGCAGCGATAGGGGGATGGCGATGCGCACGCCTGTCTTGGATCTGGAGGCGATAATCACATCCCCCTCAATGGCGGACCGCTCCCACCTGGCGATCGTTGACCGGTCTTGACCGGTTACCAGAGCGAGGAGCATGGCGTTTTCGAGGTAGTCCAGAACCTCCGGCGCCTTGGCGAGAATAGCGTTGAACGTCTCCAGCGTCAGCCGCTTGCGGCGCACCTTGACCCTGATTTTCTCGGTAACCTCGACCGGGTTCGATTGCATCCAGCCCAGCGCCACGCCCTTCAGGCAGACCACCATGAGGCGGGACCGAACGGTCTGCGCCATTCGCTGCACGCCACGGGCCTTCATCGACTCCAGTAGGCCGGCGACATCCTTTGCCGTGAGCTGGTCGCAGCGGATATGGCCCAGGTTGTCACGGATGATCTTCTGCGCGGACTTGACCGTGTACAGGGAGGTCTTCTTGTAGCCGTCCAGGGGCATGCGCTCCAAAAGGTCCGCGACGGTCTCCGGTGACGTTTCAATACGTTCCGCCAGCGACTTGCGGGCTAGGCCCTTCTCGGCCACCACATTCGCTTCAATCGCCTCGTGGATCGCCTGTGCGGCCGGTACGCGCCCGATAACGTGCGTCTTACCGTCTCTTGGGTCGCGCCAGACATAGTAACCGGGCCGCGGCTCGTGCAGATTTGGCGGGAAGTGCGCCCGCTTGCGGATGCGTGGTCGTGCTGCCATGGCCTATTGCGGAATCCGCGTAGCGAGGGAAGGGCGAGCGATGCCGCCTTGAAAGACGGCATTTTGCTCGACATAGTAGGCGCGGCCCACCTTTACAGGCGGCGGGTATATCTTGCCGTCCTTGATCCAAAGCCGTGCGGTGCGGATGGCCGGAGGCGGATCGAATTGGCTTTTCAACCATTCATCGAGGCGCTTTTTCATTTCGGTGCTCCAGGTTCCAAAGTCTTGCGGTCGTTTCAATAATCCTTGCTGCTGCTTCCTGCACTGCTATCCCTCGTCCTCGTACTGTTCTTCGCCCGCGTAGCGCTTGAGCACCACGCGGACTTCGTATTCCTCGCCGTTGAGCATGACCATGCCGACTCGGTGGTCTGCCATCGAGGGGACGACCTCGACTGACTCGATGGTGTCCACGGCGCGGTCGAACTGCTTGACCAGATCCTTGTGCATGCGCTTGCGGGTTACTTGGTCCATGTCGTCTCCTTTGCCAGGACGGCGCGCATTGACTCAACTTCTGCTGGATTCTCGTCCCGCCATTCCTGCCAGCTAGGATCGGTCAGCTTCCATTCGATCCACTCGGGATGATCCGGCTTAGCGAGGAACGGCTTGCGACGCTTCTCGCACCGCTCGCACAGTTGCGGCCGCCTCATCGGCAGAAAAAGGTGCGCGCCGCAGAAGTACAAGCCGCATCCACGGTCGCCGCCGTACGGCTCGCCACCGCATACACGCGCCAAGCCGCGATCAATCTTTTCATTGCAATCGGGATGGTCGCAAGTCGCCGGCACGCCGTACCCAATATCGCGATTCCAGTTGCTGTCGTATCCTATGGACCAGCCCATCATTGACCTCCCCTGACGCACTGGATAGTCGCGGCGCCGTAATAGACATGGAAATTACCGACGCCGATAGCGCCAAGGAACCACATCAAGGCGAAGGACGCGCCCACGCCGGCTAGTAGTGCCTTCATCCCTTCTCCTTGATCTCGGCGCGGATGGCGTCGGCATTCATGGCTCCAAGCGTGTCCTCGTCGTCGTATGGGTTCATGATCTTGGCCGCCCGCTCCATGCCAGCGGCGACCGCTTTGCGGAACAGCCATTCGTCGTAGCCGGGGTCATCCTGTGCCGGCATGGACGGATCGCCCATGATCCTGTCGAACGCCTCGCGCAACTGCTTATCGTCCATCGTCGCTCCCCTTGCTGGTGGCCTCCCACTGCCGGCAGGCAGGCGAGCGCAGCATGATGTCGGTGCCCTGGCCTCCGGTCCAATGCTGGCGCAGTAGCTCGCACTTCGCGTAGCGGCCGAAGCGCCGAGCGTGGTCGCATGTCGCGCACGTCTCGCCTTCTGGTCCGGTTCCCGGCGCTGCGCCGTATCCATTCCGAGCGACTGGCTTGCGCCTCGCCTCGCTAATCCGCACTACCTCTGGCTGTCCGAACAGGTTGACCATCTGGATGGTTTTCATCGCGGCTCCCCCTTGCTGGCGGCAATGGCGGCGACCAAGCCGTCTGCTTCCTCGTCCAGCGCTTCGGGGTCCAGCTCACCTCGGCTGTTGAGCACGCGAAGACCGCTCCATTCGCTCCCGCACGCGCGGATGGCTCGATACCGCTCCGCATCCCTCCGATCCCGCTCCGCATCGCCGGCCGGCGGCGTGGGCGCGGCGTCGATCATGGCGGCGTAGACCTCGACAGTCGGCTTATCTTCATGACGTGCAATGATGCCCCGTGCTTCCATGGTCTCGGTCGGCTCCACCGGCACCAGCTTCCACCCCTCCGGCACGCCGGCCCGCTGCCCGGCCGGGGTGCCATGCTTGAGGGACCAAACTTCCACGCGAAGCCGGTCAATCTCCGCGAACAGGGCGGCTCTCTCATGGCTCAACGTGCCGGCGCGCGATGCGTTCATCGGCTGTATGGCGGCTCGCAGTTCCTTTTCCAGTTCGATTGTCAGTTCACCCTGCATTGCTCTCTCCCCGCGCTGCGTCGATGGCGGCGTCCGTCATGGCGTCAATTTCCTCTGGCGTGACTTCCACGCGCCCACCGCCGTTATCGTCGCGCACTGCTTTCGTGGTCGCGCGGATGAACCGATACCGCGCCGCGTCCTGCTCCAACCGGCGGGCATAGGCGATCAAGGCGAGGGTCATGTCCTGAGGTAGATAGGCAATATTGGCAATCGCCTCGCACTCATCCAGATTCATCGCGTCATCCATGGTCGGCTCCGTTCGGTTGCGCGTCGGCTTCATGGTCGAGAATGAAGCAGGCAATATGTCGGCCGGTTCCCTTACCCTGCGATCCATCCTCAGTGGCGAGCCAACGCACATCACCCAGATTGCGTACCTTGGCGCCCGCGGCTAGAAGCATCAACACCCACTTATCTATCGGGTAGACCAGGACCACCTTCTTGCCCTCTTGGTGTTCTGCGATAGCCTTTCGTGCCCAAGCGGTTGGCCCTTTCTTCTTTCCCTCGTGAAGGATGGATCCGAACGGGGGATTCACATAGGACGATGACCCCCATTCGCATGTCAGCCCGTCGAAGCCATCGGGCTTTGGAAATGGGCACGGATCGAAGTCGAAAGAAAATTCGGCATTCAGCGCGTCGTACAAGTCGGGGGGTGTCAGCCAATAGTGCTTCCCATCGTCGCCATTCCCTACGTGGAATTTGTTCGCCGCCGGGGATAGCGACCGTTGGTGCTTAGCTTTCTGGCTCTCGGTCTCATCCGGCGCAATATCGAAGGGCAGTTGCATATCCATCACGCATCCCCCTTCTGCGCGGCGAGGGCGGCGCGGTCCAGCCGCTCGATTTCGGCCAGGATAAGGGCTCCGGCCTTCTCCAGGTTGCGGCGCGGGTCGTCGGACGGTTTCCACCACGCAGCGGCCCACGGCCAATTGATTGGGATAGCCCCATCGCGCTGGTATTCAGTCTCCCAGCCGTTCCATTCGATATAGCAGGACGCCGCCTGCGCGAGCGTGCCCGGGATATGCTGGTCGTCGTGTTCGGGCGTCCAGCCTTCGGCCTCGACCTGGCGGCGGCGCTCGGCCAGCACGTCGCGGGCGGCGGCAGTCAGCCCCTCCGCGTGCGATTCCGAGGCGCGGGCGAGGATGGCGCGGACGATATCAAGTGCCCCTCCCCACGTAGGCGACGCGACGAACCACCGGCCGTCTTTGTCTTGAACGAGCAGGCCGGCAGCGACGCCGATTTTCCTTGCCTGCTCATCCGTCAGCGCCGCACCTTGCCTCCCCCTGATTCCATCGTCGATGTCGCACGAGTCCGCAGGGCAGACCACGCCGTCACGGGCGCCAGCGGCGCAGATGTCGGCAAAGCCGTGCTGGCAGTCTTTCGGCGCCGCGCCTTCCGGCTGGCGGGAATGGGCGGCTTGCTTTGTGGTAACGACAAACCCCACAGGACTATCAACGTACCCAACCTGCACGGCGTCAGTCTGCGCGGGCGCGCCTTGTTCTTGCCTATGCGCTTGCACTAGGGGGCTTGCTTCGGTCATCTGCGCGCGCAGCTTGGCACCTTGCGGCTGGCGGTAATGGGCGGCCATATGCCCGTAAATCTGCTGATTGAATGCCGCGATTTTCCGGCGTTCTTCCTCGGTGAACATGGGCGCGCTTTGCTGTTGGCGGGAATGAGCGGCTTGCGCCAGCGGGTCAATCGTTGCGCCGAACGAGACGGCGGGAACGTGCTGCGCCTCTGCTGCGGCGGGCGCGGCGAGTAGAGCGCGCATCGCTTCAGCTTCGACGGTCGTAACAGTACCCGCCAACTCGCACGAATCAATAGCGGTTCGCAGATCAGCCCGCGTTTTGACATCCACCCCCCGCGCTTCCTCGGCGGGCTGCCACAACGGATAGCCCTTCTTCGACGGGGCGGCGTTCGGCGCGCACATCCAGCCGCAGTGCCGGCACTCGCGCATGACTTGCGCACCCTCGGCGGCCTGCTCGGCCAGTTCCTCGCGCGTTAGGTTCCTTCCGTCCCTGAAGCCCGCCATGTACTCGGGATTTGTGGTCAGTTGCTCGGCCTGCTGCGCGATGGGCTGCGGAACGAACAGGGCTGCGATAGCGCCGTCATCGCGTTCAGTGCACTCGACCCATGGCCCGTACTCCGATGCCTTACGGAAATACGTCACCGCCTGCTTCTGTTCTTCGCTCATGTCGTCCTCAGTGTAAAAAGGCGGCTGCACGCCGGGGTGGATTGATGCAGCCGCAAGTCGCAGTCAGAATGGGATGTCGTCATCCATGTCATCGAAGCCGCCAGCCGGCGCTTGCTGCTGCGTGCTGCCCTCGCGCGCCCTACGGTACTCAGTACCTGCCGAACGGTCCTGGCCGCGATTGCCGCCGTCACCTTCATCCCGCTTTCCTCCGAGCATCTGGAGCGTGTCGGCCTTGATTTCGGTGCTGTAGCGGTCTGCGCCGGACTGGTCTTGCCATTTCCGCGTGCGCAGACTGCCTTCGATATAGACCTGCGAACCCTTGCGCAAATACTGCCCTGCGATCTCGGCAAGCTTCCCGAAGAACGCTACGCGGTGCCATTCGGTCTGTTCCTTCTGCTCGCCGGTTTGCTTGTCCTTCCACTTGTCGGTGGTGGCGATGGAAATGTTCGTTACTGCGTCGCCGCTCGGCATGGAGCGCGTTTCCGGGTCGTTGCCCAGGTTGCCAACGAGAATGACTTTGTTCACGGATGCCATTGCTTTTAGCCCGGTACGTCTTCGAAAGCCTCAACAGCGAAGTAGGGGGCGCCGTTGAGTTCCATGTGGAGACGGTTGAAGCCGTCTTTGATCTTCTCCAAATCGTAGGACTCGACCTCACGCCAAGCCGACGTGTCGAAGCATTTCTTCAGCAGGGCGATGACCTTCTCTTTGCCTTCCTGGGAGCGCCCCGAGATGCCGTGTTCGGTCATCAGGTTCTGGGTCTTCTCCAGATAGATTTCGCGCTGCGCCTCGCGCCACTTCCAGTCGCCGTTACCGTTTGCCTCTGGAATCATGTGTTCGCTGTTGCGGCTCGTGTCTACGCCGAGCTGCTGGCCGCCAAGATTCAGCAGTTCGATATGTGGCAGGAAGTCTTTGAAGCGCGGATTCGTGAACGTCTTGCCATCGATCACGTTGAAGCGCTCCTTCAGGATGTAGGCGCGGCGCACCTGGCGCTTGCTCTCGATGCTCTCCATCTCGCGCTCCATCAGGACAAGGATGGAGGGCTCATAGCCCGTTTCGGTTTCGGCCTTCATCTTCACGCCCGTCTTCTCCAACTCCTTCTTGCCGTTGTCGTTGGTAAAGAAGTCGTACTCGTAGCCGGCCCGGCCACACATGAGGATGTGGACGTTGCTGTTGACGTACAGGTCGGTGAACCGGCGCCATTCCTGCTTCAGCCAAGCCCAATCCGAGAACTCCAGACCGCGCTTACGGTTGCGCTTCTTGGCATACGACTCGGTGAACTCGGACCAGAAGTGCGAAATCGAGTCGATCAGCAAGACCGATGCATGCTTCTCTGCTTCCTCGACTGCAGACAGCAAATCAGAAAAGGCGCGCGTCTTCGCGGTGTAGAAATCAATGCCTTCCTCACGGAAACGAGGGATCACGTAATCGCTACCCGTTTCGGTGTCCAGGAAGAACACCGGGCGGTTTGCGTACTCGATGCCGCGCTCCTTTAGGTAGTTCACCAGACCGATTGAGATGTCGGTGGCCGTGAACGTCTTGCCGGCGCCGGCAAAGCCCATGAAGCCGGCCTTCAGAAAGGCTTGAGTGCTTTGAGCTGGTTGAAAGAGTTTCATGCGTTGTTCCTCGTAAGCCATTAATGTGTCCGCCGCGTCCTCGTTGTCGGCGTCGTCCATGTCACGCCACCATCGGCCCGTCGAGCCAGTTGCCCAGGCACACGACGGCAATCAGGAAGATCGTCACCAGCACCTGCGATGCCACCGGGTGGGCTGCGTCGAATTGCTCGAAGTTCATGCTTGCTCCTTCTCCCAGTTGGAGAACAGCGACTTGCGACTTGCGCCGAACGTGCCGTCCTTCTTTCGCTTGCCGCCAACCACCCACACGTCGCCCCAGCTCTTGGGGTCGACCTCAAGCACCTGATACCTTTCGCTGCCGCTCACAACGATGTCGCCGACCTTGACCCCGCTTTGGGCGATTCTGAGTTCATCCAACTGGCTTTCCAGATCGCGTAGTTTTTGTCTCGCATTGGCGATCTGGCTCATCAGGGCGTCTTCTTGCTTGCTGCGTTGCATCGTCACACTCCCATTGCTTGTCTGATCGCCGCTCCCAGTAGCGCTACGAGGAAGAGGACCACGCCGAACTTGAGCCTCTTGCAGTTGCGTGCGATTCGCTCGTCGCGCATCCGCTCGTTGAAGTCTTGGATGTCGAGCATTACGACTCCCTGGCGGCGATCATGGCGTCGGCCATCGTGTAAGCGCTCGACGCGACGACGGCCTCTTGGTACTCGGCTTCCGGGCCAGACCCGGCGACAAGCCCCTGCATCGCCTTCGCCGCGAAGTAGTCGCGCAGGGTCATGCCGCAATGCCGGTCTTCCATCGGAACCGGAAACGCCGGCCCACCGTCCTTGATCTCGCTCATGCCGCCACCTCGCTAGGCGTGTATTCGATGGCTTGGAGCGACTGGATCTGTTCGCTGATCTCGGTGATGCGCTTGCCGAGTTCCGCTCGCAGCTTCTCGCGCTGCTTCTCCAGCATCCGAATCTGCGCCGTGATCGGATCGAACCCTTCCGGCAGAGCAAAGGTCAGCGTGTGCTGACACACGGTCATGTAGCCGTGTTCGACCAACTCGGTCGCGCACCACGTGTAGTCAAGTTCGCCGCGCCAGTTCTCCTTCTGAGCGAGGACAAATCCCTTCAGTTCAATGGTCTGTGCCATGTGTCTCTCCTAGTTCGTGAAGGCGCCGCAGACGATCAGCAGCAGCACCGCAATCGGGCCGGCGAAGTACGCCAGCGCTGCGATGAAGATGGCTTCGCGGCTCATTGCTGGCTCCTGGCGCGGGCGAGGGTGGCGCGGGCGAACTGGACCGCCTGACTGGACGGCATGATCGGCCCCTCATGGATCGCGCGGCATTCACCATGAGCGTTCCAGGCAAGGGAGGCCGTCACCTCAGTCAGCGCCTCCACCAGCTCCGCGATCAGCTTCTTGTCCGTGGTCAGCTCGTTCTCATGCGCTGCCTGCCTGCACGCCGCTTGCTCGTTGGTCATTGCTGTTCTCCGAGGGCCTTCGCAATGGCGGCGCGAGCTTTGTCCTTCAGTTCAAGAAATTTGGCGAGGTACTCGTCTGCACGCTCGGCGCTGATCCGGGAATCACGCGACTCCCTTTCCCACGCGTCGTCGTGCTCCAAGAATGCTTGCATCGTCTCCAGCAGATCCGGCGCGGCGCCTGCGAGCCTCGTGTTAGCGGCGACAACATCGCTGTGACGGCGGCCGCCTGTCTTAGTGTTCAGGTGCGTGAAGATGGCGATTTGGTTACCCTCTGCATCCCGCACGTAGCAGGCTTCCGCGATGTCGGCTTCCCAAGGCCCGGGCGTGTGCTTCGGCTCTGCCTTCACCGCTGCGAACACCCGAGCAAGCCCGGCATCGGTCCACTGGTTTGCGTTGTGTGCGGTCATGCGACCCTCCGTGCTGCAAGTTCGTGAATCGGCGTGAAGCGCGACATCGGCGTCGCCTCGCGGTCCCACTGGGCCAGTTGCTCACCAGCCAGCCGCTCATACGAGTCGCGCAGGTCGACCAGCATTTCCACCGTGTCGACGCGGTAGTCGTTGACGTTCGTGTACTCGCGCGGGTCGGTGGCCAGGACTTCCAGCATCTCGGCCAGCATGGATTCCTGCTGCGCCGGCGTGAGCCCGTCCATCAGCTCGCGGACTTCTTGGGTGATCGTTCGGATGGTGGTTGCCATGGCCTTACTCCGCGGTGGCGAACGCTTCAAACTCCGCGTCCGTCATGTCTGTGGTGTCGATCCAGTCGCGGTACACAAGACGAATCAGCGCCGGGGCAACCCAACGGAACACGGTCCGCTCGGGGTTCGAGCAGTAGAGGAATCCTTCCGCTCGAAGAATGCTGTTCTCTGCCAGGGGGTGGGCCATCGCTTGCTCCATCGGGGTGCTGCGTCGATGGATTCATTAAACAACACGTTTAACGCGATGTCAAACAAAATGTTTAATTGATGGGCGTAAAAAATCCCGCCTCGGTGGGCGGGCCTTGGGGAGCACGGGGAGGGCGCTAGTTGATAAGCTTAGCTGCTGCGAAGGCCAAGCCGGTCAGTGTGCATGCTGTGCCGATAAACCACTTCAGGAGCGTGCTTTCCAACCCCGACACGTCTGCTTTGGTGGCGACATGGTCGAGCTTGGTCTCGATGCGTGCGAGTCGTTCGCGCGCATCGGTATTAGCGATTTCCAGAGCTTTAAGGCGGGCTTCCATGGCGCTATCTTGACCATTCCCGCCGCCGCCGTCAAATTCCCGCTTCCTTCGCCCATCGAATTCGACGAGGTCACCCACGGCTCTTCTCCCATTCCAAAATTGTTTCCTTGTCGAAAAGGAGCAAGTAGCCACAGTTTGAACAGTGAATCTTCACTACCTCAGTGGCAAGTCCCGAAGCTAAGATCTCAGAGTCATGAACGTACGGTATGCCGGCTGCGGCTCGGTCAAGACGCCACGTCACGTCCTTCCGGCAAGCCGGACAACTCTCTAGATGTATCCCTTTTGCCTCTGCGAAGCGGTCGAAAAGGTCTTCAGTCACGTACTTCACGGCGTTTCCTCAATCTGGCCGCCAGGCCGACGGCTTTACGATCGCCTCAACGAACGACACCTTCTCGATGTCGCCAGCAGGGATCTTGATCGGCTTATGAGTCTGATTCACTGAAAGTAGGGTGGTGTAGCCATCCCTTGTGAAGCCAAGCATCTTCACCATGACCCGGCCGTCCTTCGACTTCACGAGAACCTCGTCACCGTTCTGCACGGGATGGTTGGGCGCGATAACAACAAACTCGCCGTCCTTGATCCGCGGCTCCATGGAGTCGCCGGTGCATTTCAGCCCGTAAGCATCCGGGTCGTTGCTGATGAAGTGCAGGTAGCCATCGCCATGGCCTACGGGGTATTCGAGGTCGCAGAACAAGCCGTTGTCTCCTAACTGCGCCATCGCCACTACGGGGATCTTCCTGTACTTAGCCTGATTGATGGGCTCGGGCCGGTAATCGTCCTGCGCTACCGCGACCCGCTTCTGGCCCTTGCCCATAACAAGCCAAACAGCGTTGTAGCCGAACGCGTCCTGGATGCCCGCTGCGTATTCGAGCTTCATGGATTTTATTTGGCCGCTGAGCCACTGGCCCACCGTGCCCTTAGTGACGCCGGCCGCCTTCGCGAGCGCGGTTGCTTCCGCCTTGGTTTCCTCAAGGATCAACTGGATGCGTTCGCTCAGTCCGGTGTCTTTTGGGGCGGACACCTCAGCGGCAGCCTCCGGGTCAGTTGTCATTGGCGGCTGGCCCGTCTGCAGCCAGGTGGCGCTGCACCCGATCAGCTTCTGGGCCTCGATCATCCCCGCCCGGGACATGCCGCGGCGCTCCCAGTTGTTGATGGTCTGCTGGGACTGGTTGAGCGCCCGCGCGACGTCCGTAGGCGTCTCAAGGTCCTTCAGGGTGCGTGCAGCCTCATAGAGGCGAACCATCGTTTCGTGCATGCGCGCGATGGTCTCACACGTAAACGCTTTGTTGATAAACATGACGTTTGCCTTTTGACTAAACGTGGTGTTTAATGTGGGCATGGATATCCGAAGCGGGGACGTTATGGACCGGGATGTGATCGACCGCCTCGGCGGGTCGTCAAAAGTGGCCGAGCTGCTGGGCTTCGACAAGCGCGGCGGTGTTCAGCGCGTGAGCAACTGGAAGAAGCGCGGCATTCCTTCCGCGATCAAGCTGTCGCGTCCTGACCTTTTCCCACAGCCACAGACTCGTGAACGGACTGCCGTAGCTGCGTAGCTACTGGCGGCGCGTCCTGTTGCAGGACACGGCCTTGATGCATCGGCGTTGCAGCAGACGATGCCGGCCGAGAAGGAGCGCGCGGCGAAGGGAGAGACGGGAAGTAGCGGTTCTCATGTTGCGACCCTGGTGTTGTTTTTGGTGTGAGGCCAGTATCGGCCAAGGTGGAGAGAAAGGCATGCGAAACGAATCGCAGAAAACGAGACTGACCCTGCTGATGGACGTGGTCTGCGCATGGAAGGACAGGGTAGGGAGTCGGGAGGCAGTGGCGATCGAGATCGTCAAGGCTCACCGGGCGAATGGCTTGGACCGACTGCCGAAGCTCAGCTTCGAGACCGCCGGCGATTCCTTCACGCTGGCGAAGAACGCCGCGGACCGGATCTTTCGCTGGCTGGACGACAAGTCCAAGGATACGAACTTCATGCCAGCCAACTTCGAGGACTCGATCCTAGCCGCCATGCCGCGGGATCTGCTGATCGCCTACGAGAACGAGCGCCTGGCGAAGTTCGGCCTGTGCGTGCGGGGGCTTGATGGATCGGACGGAGCCGGCTTCAACCCCGTCAAGCACCTAGTATCGATCGCCAAAGAAACGTCCGAAGCGCAGACGGCAATGGCAAACCTTGCGGATGGCGCTACGCCTGCCGAACTGGAAGCCGCCGCCCGCGAGCTCGCAGAGGCAGAAGAATCGATCCGGTCCGCTCGTGCTGAGGTTGCCGCACAGATGGGCTGCACGCTCAAGGCGGTGGCTTAAGTCATGAAGCGCCCAGCGTTCCAGTTCTATCCAGCCGATTGGCGCAAAGACACGGCGCTGCAAGGCTGCTCGCTGCTTGCGCGGGGCCTGTGGCACGAAATGCTATGCCTGATGCACGAGTGCGAGCCCTACGGACACCTTTCGGTGAATGGCAAGCCAATGAAGCCGGCGCAGGTGGCACGCCTCGTAGGCATTAGCGAGAAGGAATATCAGCGCCTGTTGAGCGAGCTGATGGAGGCTGGGGTGCCGTCCGTTTCAGACGAAGGTTGCGTCTTCTCTCGTCGGATGGTCCGCGATGAGCATATCCGAAATGTGAGAGCTGAGGCGGGAAAGAAGGGCGGGAATCCAAAATTGGTTGGCAGTAAGGATAAGCAAAAGGATAACCAAACTGACAACCAAAGCGCCAAGCAAACTCCAACCCCTTCATCTTCTTCTTCATCTTCAACTACAGAAAAACAAGCAGAACCTATCGGTTCTGGCGCTGACGCGCCGCGACTGAGCCCCAGCGAGGCGCTGTTCCAGGTCGCTGTCCCGTGGCTTGTGGAGCGCGGTGTGCCCGACAAATCAGCCCGCTCGCTGCTGGGCGCAGCACGCAAGCAACTCGGCGATGACGGCGCGTGGGCATTGGCGTCGTCGTGCATCGACGCATCGCCTTTGGATCCGGTGCCGTGGCTCACAGCGGCCCTCAAGACCCGGATCGCGACGAAGCCCGCCGTCCGCACGAACTCGATGCAATCCCGCAGTGACGCGAACATCCAAGGCTTCCTTGACAGCTTCGGGGGCCACAACGGCGCGATGGTGATCGACATGGAGGACGTGCGATGAACGAGCAGGACAAGAGCGAATTCGCCCAGGTCGTGCGGGCAACGTTCAACAACTACGGCCGTGAAGCTCCGATGCAGGAGACGTTGCGCATGTGGTGGGGAATCCTTGCCGACTTCGACATCGCAGCCGTGCGCATCGCGTTCTCCAAGCACATCACGACGGAGCCGAAGTTTCCGCCGACAGTCGGGCAGATCCTGGAAATCCTCAACGCTGGCAACAAGACTGGCCGCTTAGGTGCCGAGGAAGCGTGGGCGTTGGCGGTCAGGGCTTGCGACGAGTCCGAGACAGTGATCATGAACGACGAGATCGCGCAAGCCTGGGGCGTCTGCAAGCCGGTCATGGACTTGGGCGATGAGGTGGGTGCCCGCATGGCCTTCAAGGAGGCATACCAGCGCATCACTGCCGCAGCTACTGGACCCGTGAAGTGGTGGCCGTCCATCGGCAGCGATCCCCACAAGCGTGACACGGCGCTGTCCGAGGCGAAGCGCCAAGGCTTGTTGCCCGCGCCTCATGTGGCTGGCCTGCTGCCGCCGGCTGCAACAGTGTCGGGGGAATCTGGTAGCCCCGAAGGGTTGAAGCGGCTGAAGGAGGCTATGGCGGCGCTCAGGCTTAAGAACGAGGCCGACGCCGATCAAGCGGCGCGTGAGCGTGAGCATGCCCGCAAGGCGGAGGCTCATAAGAAAGCGCAGATCGCAGCCCGTGTGGCCGAGTACGAGCGGGAGAAGGCATGACCGAAACCGAAATGCTCGCCATCGCTACGTGCTGCGACCCGGAGCCGGTGCCGTTGCCTCGGTACTGCTCGTTCACGGTGCCGGGCCAGCCGGTCGCCAAGGGCAGGGCGCGATTCGCGCGCCGCGGCAACTTCGTCACGACATACACGCCGGAGCCCACCGCCCGCTACGAAAACCTAGTGAAGGTGGCAGCAGCGGAAGCCATGAAGGGCGCGACGCCGATGCAAGGGCCCATCCGGCTCGGTGTGTCGATCCTCCTGCAGATCCCGGCGAGCTGGTCGAAGCGCAAACAGGCACAGGCATTGGACGGACTGATCGCGGCAACAAAGAAGCCGGACGCAGACAACGTGCTCAAGGCGATCAAAGACGGGATGAACGGCGTGGTCTACCTGGACGACGCCCAGGCGGTCGAGATTCAGGTGATGAAGCGATACGCGGCGGTGCCGGGTGTGTCGGTGGTGGCCGAAGAGCTGCCGCTGGAACGGGCATAGGAGGGAGAGATGGATAGCAGGGAAAGAAGCGTTGGGGAACTGCTCAGAGAAGCGTTCCTTCGCGGCGAGAAGGTGAGCGCGCCGGAATTCGCAGAGCGGATTGGCGGGACTCGGGCGGGTATCAGCTCCGCCATGAAGCAGTTTGGGACCATCGTTCGGGCCCGCAGGGTGGCCGGTATGGCTAACGCGGTGCAATGGGAGTGCGTTGATCTCGACGCTATGGAGCGGTGGGTTCCGAAGCGCCGATTCGTGCCGCGGCGTGAGCGCAAGGCTCAGCCGGAATCCCATCACCTCATGCAGGTATGGGGCATCCGGGTGGTGGACATCTCGCTCCCGTACCAGCGCCACAGCATGGCTATGGATGACAACCTGGAGGAAGCGGCATGAAGCGAGTTGACTTAAATATCAAGGACAAGGCGGAAACGGCGGCCGAAACTCCATCGGCTTGCGATATGCGTCAAGCCACCACCTTTGATCGGCTTGCAAACGGCCTCTGCGCAGGTGGCCGATTCCTGTTCTGGTCAGCGGCTTTCGTGGTGATGCTGCCGTTTGCGGTCACGGCGCTCGCTGTAACGGGGCGGTCATGAGCGACCAGAGCGAGATCAACATCTTCCGCGCGCTGGACTTCATCCGGGACAACGCTAAGCACTACGCGAAGGCGAAGGCAGACCGCGTGTATCTGGAGGAATTCCGGAAAAGCAAGAAGGCCATGCTGATGAAGGCGGCCGAGCCGGACTATCCCTCGTCGGTCGCCCAAGAACGGGAGGCATACCGGCATCCCGAGTATGCGGAGCTGCTGAACGGACTGCGGGAGGCGGTAGAGGCGGAGGAAGTGCTGAGGTGGCAGATGGTGGCGGCGCAGGCAAAGATCGAAGTGTGGCGGACCATCGAGGCTAATAGGCGGGCGGAGGCCAAGACGCTATGAGCAAGATCCGAAAGAGCGCAAACGGCCGTGACTGCCAAGTGCGCATACCCGGTGTCTGCACCTTCGACCCTGCGACCACGATCTGGAGCCACTACCGGGGCGAGGCAGGTGGGAAGGGCGGGGCTATCAAGTCGGACGACATCTGTGGGGCGTATGCCTGCACGGCCTGCGACGCCGTATATGACGGCCAGCGACCCCGACCGGAGGGCATGACGAAGGAAGAGGTCGATCTGGACTGGCTGGTCGGGCATATCAGGTCGATCCGGATCCTAGCGCGAGAGGGGCTGATTTGATGTACGGGGAACGAGGGAGGGCAGGACCATGACGCAAGACGAATCCATGCAGATCGAGGAAGCGCTACAGGCTTGGAGCCGGTGGCAGCATCGCCAGTCCTTCGCAGAGATCCGCGGCATGTGGTATCCGTCCGCCGATTCGTCATGCCGGGAGTTTCGATCCACAGACCTGTGGGAGGAAACTGCCGATATGGGAGAAGAGGCAGACCGGCGTCTGGATGCGTCCATCGGGGAGATCGTTGACCGTCTGCTGACCGGGATGAGCCAGGAGCATAGGGTCGCGGTGAATCTGCACCTGATGAACCGTGACCATGCGGTATGGCGAAGCGTCCGGGTAGCCGAGGTACACGCGGTCTACCAGGCGGCCAAGGAAACCATGCTCCCGTCCTTACGGCTGCTTGGTGTTGTACGAATGACAGAAGCGGCGTGACAAGAGTTGTAAACCGGAAAGAAAGGTGCTTTAATAGGTGCCGGGACAGTGCGCCCAGAGAAAGCCGGTCGGAGAAATCCACCGGCTTTTTGCATTTCTTCACGCATGGCGGTTGAACGTGCGGCAGCGACCTGAGCAGGGCCTAAATGCCAGCATACCGAATCAGGCCAGCCGCCAGCCGTGAGGGAATGCAGGCTGATCGCCTCATGCCGGACCTAGAGCGCCGGCCCCTCAATAATCTCCACCTGGCGGCTCACCACCGCTATTAGACGCCCCTCTGGCTTGTGCCGGCGGGGCGTTTCCTTTTGGTGCTTAGGACTATGGGTCTCGCCACCCTCAAGCCGAGGCTGCCCACCGCTAACACGCTAAGGGCGCCAGTGCTGGAATCCAAGGCAGGCGCAACACCACGAGCTCGTGGCCGTGCCTGGATGGAGACCCGCAAGCGTGTAGCTCTGGCGCACGACTATCGCTGTGCCATGTGTGGCTGTGTATGGGTGCCCCATAGGGACCAGATAGACCACAAGGTGGCGCTGGAGCAGGGCGGCAGCAACGAGGACAGCAACCTCCAGCCCCTGTGTTCTGACTGCCACGCCAGCAAGACGGCGCGAGAGGCAAGCGCAAGAGCAAAGGGAGGGGTGTAGGAAAAGTCTGGGGCCCTTAGGGCTCGGAAACCTAGCGCCCAGCCACGCGGACAAGAAATCCCATTTTTCAACAGGAATCAGCAAATGGCAGGCGTCAAAGGAAAGAGCGGGGGCCCGCGTGCGAATGCGGGTGGCGCTCGGCCGGGCGCTGGCAGAAAGCCGAACCCTAAGCCGGTGCCCGTTGCTATCGACGGTGACGACACGGTGAAGTTGCTGCAGGACATCGCCTTCGGGCGTGTTGAAGCGACCAACATTCAGGTGCGTGCCGCTATCGCGGCTTCGCAGTACACCCACACGAAGAAAGGCGACGGCGGGAAGAAGGACGATCAGGCCAACAAGGCTCAGAAGGCGGCCAGCAAGTTTGCGCCGACGGCGGCGCCGAAGCTGATCGTCAACAACCGCTGACATGGATTGGACGACTGCCTGCCCTGACTGGGCGGGTCGGCTGCGCTCGGGCGCATCCATCATCCCGCGGCCGATCTTCCCAGATCGAGCCCAGGAAGCGCTAGACGTCTTCAAGCAGTTGCGGATCGTTGACGCCCCGGGCAGCCCGACGTTCGGGGCATCCTGCAAGCCTTGGGTCTTTGACTTCGTGGCGGCGATCTTCGGTGCCTACGACGCCGATACGGGTCGGAGGCTCATTCGGGAAGCGCTGATGCTGATCCCGAAGAAGAACAGCAAGTCCACGTTGGCGGCCGGAATCATGCTGACCGCGCTCATCCTGAACTGGAGAGCGTCGGCAGAAATGATCATCCTCGCGCCGACAGTGGAGATCGCGAACAACGCCTACGCGCCGGCCAGGGACATGATCAAGGTCGACGAAGAGCTGTCCGAGCTGTTCCACGTCCAGGACCACGTTCGGACGATCACGCATCGGACGATGGGCGCCACCCTGAAGGTGGTCGCCGCGGACAGCGACACGGTCGGCGGCAAGAAGGCCAGTTGGATCCTGATCGACGAAGAGTGGATCTTCGGCAAGAAGCCGAACGCCGAGGCGATGTTCCGCGAGGCGACCGGCGGTCTAGCTTCACGCCCCGAAGGCATGCTGATCAAGCTGAGCACGCAGTCGGACGAGCCTCCGGCTGGCATCTTCAAGCAGGACCTCCAGTACGCGCGCGACGTGCGCGACGGAAAGATCAAGGACGACAAGTTCCTTCCGGTGCTTTACGAGCATCCGCCCGAGATGGTGGCGTCCGGTGAGCACCTGAAGCTGGAGAACCTACCGCTGGTCAACCCGAACTTCGGGGTGTCGGTGGACGCAGAGTATCTGGAGCGCGAGTACGCGAAGGCCGAACTGGCCGGCGAGGGATCGCTGCGCGGATTCCTGGCGAAGCACGGCAACGTCGAGATCGGGCTGAACCTGCGATCCGATCGCTGGGCCGGCGCCGACTTCTGGGAGCGGCAGGGCACCGAACGCGGGCTAACCCTCGATTCGCTCCTTGATCGCTGCGAGGTAGTGGACGTCGGTATTGACGGCGGCGGTCTGGACGATTTGCTGGGTCTGGCGGTTGTGGGGCGTGAGCGCGAGACGCGGAACTGGCTTCTGTGGACGCACGCTTGGGCGCATTCGTCCGTGCTGGAACGCCGAAAAGAGATCGCGCCGCGGCTGCACGACTTCGCGAAGCAGGGCGACGTAACGCTGGTCAAGGAGATCGGTGACGACGTCTACGAGGTCGCCGAGATCGTCGCGCAGTGCGAGGCGTCCGGCCTCCTAGACAAGGTGGGATGCGACCCGGCAGGCCTGGGCGGCATCCTTGACGCGATGGTTGAGGCGGACATCCCGCAGGACAAGGTAATCGGCATCCGGCAAGGCTGGTCGATGACCGGCGCCATCAAGACGACCGAGCGGAAGCTGGCCGAAGGCGCACTGGTCCACGGTGGGCAGCCATTGATGGCGTTCTGCGTGGGCAACGCAAAGGTGGAGCCGCGTGGGAACGCCATTTTGATCACGAAACAGGCATCGGGTACTGGAAAGATCGACCCGCTGCTGGCGACATTCAACGCGGTGACGCTCATGTCACTGAATCCCGAGGGGATGGGCTCCATGAATGACTGGCTGAGCAGCCCCGTACTGGCGGGCCGCGCATGAAGAAACGACCGCCGAAAGGGCTTGTCAGCCGAATCAGCGCAGCTATCGATGGATGGGTGCGCTCGTTCTCTCTGCGCGATCGGGATCTGTACGTCGATCGCACCACGGAGAGCAACGCGGGAGTGGAGGTGACGCCTAAGGCCGTGCTGCAACTGGATGCTGCGTGGGCGTGCGTGCGTCTCATCTCGGAGACCATCGCCACTTTGCCGCTCTCAATGTACGAGCGTACGGCCAACGGAAAGCGGTTCGCATCGCAGCACCCGCTGCAGTTCGTGATCCATGACCAGCCCAACGCCGACTCTACGGCATCGGTATTCTGGGAAGCCATGGTTGCGGCAATGCTGCTGCGTGGGGCCGGTCGAGCAGAGAAGCTGTATGTTGGACCGCAACTGGTCGGCCTAGCCTTCCTTGACCCTGACAAGCTCGTATGTGGCCGTGACGCGGCAGGGCACAAGCGCTTCAGATACCCGCGGGCCAATGGTGAGATGCGGGACATCCCGGAGTCGCGGATTTGGACGATCCCCGGTTTTACGTTGGACGGCATCAACGGCGTGTCGGTGATCGCCTACGGTGCGAAGGTGTTCGGGTCCGCCATTGCTGCCGACAAGGCAGCCGCGGAGACCTTCAAGAACGGCCTGCTGCAAACCATCTTTTACAAGATGGCGGCATTCCTCAAGCCGGAGCAGCGGGTCGAGTTCAAGAAGAACTTGGCTGGCTCCATCGAGCGCGGCGAGGCACCGCTCTTGGAAGGCGGCATGGATGTGAGCACGGTGGGGGTCAACCCTGCCGACGCACAGTTGCTGGAGTCGCGCGGATTCTCTGTCGAATCCGTTTGCCGCTGGTTCCGTGTCCCGCCCTGGATGGTGGGTCACACCGAAAAGTCGAGCAGCTGGGGCACCGGCATCGAGCAGCAGATGATCGGATTCCTGACCTTCACGCTTGGGCCATGGCTCAAGCGCATTGAGCAGGCAATCAGCAAGGATCTGCTGACGCCGGCCGAGCGGGTCCGCTACTACCCCAAGTTCGCCGTCGAAGGCTTGCTGCGCGCTGATAGCGCCGGCAGGTCCGCGTTCTACGCCGCGATGGTGAACAACGGCATTCTTACCCGCGACGAGGTCCGCGAGCTTGAAGACCGCGAGCCGATGGGCGGCAATGCCGCAGTGCTGACCGTCCAGTCGGCCATGACGACTCTGGACGCGCTCGGCGCGCAGAACGACGACGCCAACCAAGCCAAGGCAGCGATGCGCGCCTTTCTCGGCTTCGAAAACTAGGACTGATACATGAGCAAGAGAACGCTTCCGGGTGCGCCGGAGGGGCGCCCCTGCGCCGGCGTCACCAGCCAGGTGCAGCCGCGCGCTTTCGACCGCTGGAATGCTGGCGTGCGCGCTGCTGCAGAACAAGAAGACGACCGGTCGATCAGCGTCTATGACGTGATTGGCTACGACTACTGGACCGGCGAGGGGGTAACCGCCAAGCGGATCGCTGCAGCGCTGCGCAGCATGGGCGCCGGCCCGGTGACGGTCAACGTCAACTCACCCGGCGGCGACATGTTCGAAGGTCTGGCGATCTACAACCTGCTGCGCGAGCACGACGGGGAGATCACCGTCAAGGTCTTGGGCCTGGCCGCATCTGCGGCTTCGATCATAGCGATGGCGGGCGACACCGTACAAATCGCGCGCGCCGGCTTCCTGATGATCCACAACGCATGGGTGATGGCGATCGGCAATCGCAACGACTTGATCGAGATCGCTGAGACCCTGAAGCCGTTCGACGACGCGATGGCGAGCATTTACGCCGCTCGCACTGGGCAGGATCAAGCCGCCATTGCGAAGCTCATGGACGCCGAAACTTGGATCGGTGGAGAGGCAGCTGTCGAGGATGGATTTGCCGACGAGTTGTTGCCCTCCGATCAGGTGCAGAAGGGCGCCGGGAAGGCTAGCGCGTCCGCCGCCAGGCGGATCGAAGCCGGGCTGCGTGCTAGCGGCATGCCGAAGTCCGAGGCGATGCGCCTCATTAGCGAATTCAAGTCCAGTTCGGGCGACCCGGCTGGCGGCGGTGAGGGTGATCCCACCGAACGAGTCGAGATTCGTCCCGATTCCCTCAGCAGTGCTGCGGCCCTTGCCGCATCCCTCACCACCATCAATCCCTGAAGGAAGACACCATGTCGCAAATCGAAAAGGACATCGAGTCCATCACCGCCAGCCTGAAGACGGTCGGCGACCAGATCAAGGCGCAAGCCGAAGTCTTCGCCAAGAACGCCAAGCAGAACGAGGAAGTCGTCGCCAAGGTCGACGGCATGCTCATGAAGCACGGCGAGCTTCAGAACAGTCTGCAGGCCACCCAGCAAGCCCTGGCGAAACTGGAAGCCAACGGTGCGGGCGGCGACGTTCAGCACGAATCGTACGGTCAGAAGTTCGTGAACAGCGAAGCCTTCAAGGCGTTCGCTGCGCAGACTACGCCCCGCGGCCGTGTTGACATGCCGATCCATGCTGCCATCACGAGCCTGACGACCGATGCCGACGGCTCGGCCGGTGACCTGGTGCAGACCACGCGCGTGCCGGGGGTCCTCGCCCTGCCACAGCGTCGCATGACCGTGCGCGACCTGATCACGCCGGGCACCATGGACGGAAACGCGCTGGAGTACGTCAAGGAAACCGGCTTCACCAACAACGCCGGCATGGTGGCCGAAACGGCGAAGAAGCCGGAATCGAGCATGAAATTCGATCTGGTCAGCACCACCGCCAAGGTCATCGCCCACTACGTGAAGGCATCCCGCCAGATCCTCAGCGACGCTTCGCAGCTGGCAAGCATCATCGACGGCCGCCTGCGCTACGGTCTGGCGTTCAAGGAAGAACAGCAGCTGCTGAACGGTGATGGCACCGGCCAGAACCTGCTGGGGATCATCCCGCAGGCATCGGCCTATGTCGCTCCGTTCGATCCGGCGGGCACGGAGACAAACATCGACATGATCCGTCTGGCGATGCTGCAGGCGTTCCTGGCAGAGTACCCCGCCACCGGCCATGTGATGAACCCCATCGACTGGGCGCGCATCGAGCTGCTGAAGGACACGACCGGCCGCTACATCATCGGTAACCCCCAAGGCAGCATCGGCGCCACCCTGTGGAACCTGCCGGTGGTGGAGACCCAGGCTATCCCTGTCGACAAGTTCCTTACCGGTGCGTTCAAGCTCGGCGCCCAAGTGTTTGACCGCTGGCTCGCGCGCGTCGAAGTAGCGACCGAGAACGAGGACGACTTCGTGAAGAACATGGTCACCATCCTGGCCGAAGAGCGCTTGGCGCTGGCGGTCTACCGTCCGGAAGCGTTCATCTACGGCGACTTCGGCAACGTCACCGAAGGCTAAGGCATCCGAGGGGCCCGGTTCGCCGGGCTCTTTGCTTTCCGAAGGAGAGCCATCATGCAAATCAAGTTCAGAGCCCCCGATCCTCGCGCCGGCACCATAGCGCAGATGGACAGCAGCCGCGGCCAGTTCTTCATTGACAGCGGTGCCGCTGTGCTCGTGAAAGACGGCGGCGGTGACCCGGCGACGACGCAACCTGAGCCGGTGCAGTCGAAGAAAGCCCCTGAGCCCGAGCCGAAGAAGGCCGCCGAGCCTGCTACCAAGGCGAAGAAGTGAGCATCATCAGCCTGGCGACCGCCAAAGCGCACCTGCGCCTGGAGTCTGACTACCCGGACTCACAGGTGCTGCCGAAGCTGGAAGCGGCCGAGCGTATGGCTGCCGAGTTCTTGAATCGTCGGATCTATGCCGCCGATACGGACCTGACGGCTGCAGTATCTGCTGTGCCCGCCGCCCTTGTCGCTGCCGGCACCGCCTACCAGACGGCGCTGGCCGCAGGCGAGGCCATCGACGACGAGGTTGCGCGTTGTGCCGCACAAGGCTATGCGCAGCGGGTCTACCGGGAAGCGCAGGCAGCAGCCGGCGAGATCTACGCTGGGATCGTAATCAACCCGCAGATCGAGGCGGCAATCCTGCTGACCCTCGGGCATCTGTTCGAGAACCGACAGGACGTCCAGCAGGGCGCCATTCAGCAGTTGCCTATCGGCGCGCAGCAATTGCTTTTCCCCTTCCGCGTGGGCCTGGGGGTGTGATGCGCATCGGAACATTGGACCGCCACGTTGTCGTGCGGCGCTGGCAGGATCAGCCGGACGCAGCTTTCGGTATCGAGCAGGAGTTCGACCCGGGCATTCCAGCGTGGGCAAGCATCGTCCCGGTCGGCGCGACGATCTTCTACGGTGCTAAGCAGACCGGCGAAGGTGTGACGCACCGCGTGACGATTCGTCGGCGGCCGGGCCTGACTGAGACGGAAATCACTGGTGAGCACGTCGTCGATGCGGAAGGCTTGCGCTACCGGGTCCGCCGGGCGAGTGCTTGGCAGGGCGAGCGCGAAGCGGTCCTTCTCGACGTCGAACTGCTCGGAAAAATCGCATGAGCAACGACCTAAACGTCCGGCTGTCCGGGCACACCCGCATCGACTTCGACCGCAAGCAGATCCGGAAGGCGCTTCGCATCGAAGGGCGCGGCGTCCAGAAGGAAGCCCGCCGGTTGGTGGCCCGCCGGGCGATTTCGGCACCTGGGGAATTTCCCGGCCGAGATACAGGCGCCCTCGCTCGAAGCATCAAATCCAAGGTGAGCCGGCCCGGGTTCCTGGTGCGTATCGCACCGCAAAAGACCGCCGAGATGGGACAAGACTTCTATCCCGCCTTCCTCCAGTACGGTGTCCGCCCGAATCCGAACGGAAAGGGGGGTGGCCCGAGCGGGTGGCGGATTGAGCCGCGAGCGAATTATATGGTCGAGGCACTGAACCGTCGCCGGCCTGTGGCAGAGGTGGCGTTGAGGGCGGCGCTGCAAAACGCGCTGATTCCGCGATGAACCTGAACGCCGTCATTACGCAGTTGCGCCAACGCGCGGGAATCTTCCAGAACCGGGTAGCAGGCGCCGCCAAGTTCCAGGTGCTGCCAGAAGGTGCAAACCTGCTCGTCCCCGCCGCGTACGTGATTCCGCTGGACGAGAACCCTGATCCGAACAAAAGCACGAACGGCCATCGGCAGACGGTGGAAGACTCATTCGCTGTGGTGGTGGTCCTGAGCAACGCGGTTGACGAACGGGGCCAGGCGGCGGTTACGACCGTGCATGACATGCGGAAGATTCTGGTACGAGCACTGGTGGGCTGGCAGCCGGGCGATGACTACGACCAGATCGAGTACGACGGCGGCTCACTGCTCCACTTGGACCGGGCGCGGCTCTATTACCAGTTTGAGTTCAAGGCGGTGTACGACATCGGCTACGAAGACACGTTTAAGTCTGTCCGCGACGATGAGTTGCCCTATCTGGAAGGTCTGGACGTGACGGTCGACGCGATTGACCCTGCCGACCCCAACCATCCCAAACAGGATTATCCCAATGATCCGAAAGCTTACCCGGGCGGATCGCCAGGACCGGATGGGCGTGCCGAATCCGGTCTGACGATCGACCTTCTTTAAGGAGTTACCCATGCATGTCAAACCAGTCTCTGGCCGGGATGTCCCGGATCCGGAGAAGGGCGGCTATTTGCCCGCGGAAGGCCGCGAGGTGGAACCGTCCCTCTATTGGCTGCGCCGCCTGCGTGATGGCGACGTGGTGGAAGTGAAGCCCGGCGTTGCCGACATCGACGAACCTGCGCCCGCCAAGAAGGGAGCGAAACAATGACCGTACCATTCTCGAACATCCCGCAAAACGTCCGGGTGCCTCTGTTCTATGCCGAGGTCGACAACTCCCAGGCCGGCTACTTCACGCAACAGAACCGCACTCTGCTGGTAGGCCAGAAGCTGGCGGCCGGCACCTCGCCGGCGGACACGCTGCAGCTGGTGGCTCGCACCGACGAGGCCAAGGAACTGTTCGGCGTCGGCTCGATGCTGGCACGGATGCACGAGATCTACCGCCTCGGCGATCCGTTTGGCGAGGTGTGGTGCATCGCGCTGGATGACCCCAGCGCGGGCGCTGCCGCAACCGGTACGTTCGCGATCTCGGGCACGGCCACCAAGGCAGGCACGCTGAATGCCTACATCGGCGCGCAGCGGGTGCAAATCGGCGTCGCGGCGGGTGACACCGCAGCCACGCTGGCGACGGCACTCGCGGCGGCTGTCAACGCCAACGTCGAGTTGCCGGTGACCGCTGCGGCAGCTACCGGCACGGTCACCCTGACGGCCCGCCACAAGGGCGCTCTGGGCAACGACCTGTTGCTGCAGATGAACTACTACGGCGCAGCCGGTGGCGAAAGCACGCCGGCAGGTCTCACCGTGGCCGTGACGGCCATGTCGGGTGGGACGGCTGCACCGAGTCTGACGGCAGCGGTGGCGGCCATGGGTGACGAAGAGTTCGACTTCATCGTCTCGCCCTACAGCGATACCGCGACGCTGGACCTGTGGCGCACCACGATGAACGATGTCAGCGGACGGTGGGCGTGGAATCGTCAGATCTACGGCCATGTCTACAGCGCCCAGCGCGGCACGTTTTCTGCTCTCCAAGCGGCGGGTGTCCTGCGCAACGACCAGCACACGACCCTTGCTGGCTTCGAGACGCTTGTGCCCAACCCGGTTTGGGAATACGCGGCTGCCTACGGCGCCCGAAATGCGGTGTACATCAACGCCGATCCGGCCCGGCCGACGCAGACCGGCGAACTGGTGGGCATCCTGCCTGCGCCCGCGGGTAACCGTTTCGTGCAGAGCGAGCGCCAGACGCTTCTTTCGTCGGGAATCGCAACTAGCTTCGTGTCCGGCGGCGTGGTTCGCATCGAGCGGGCCATCACGACCTATCAGAAGAACCTCTGGAACCAGCCGGATCCGTCGTACCTGGACAGCGAGACGCTGCACCAGCTAGCGGCAATCCTACGCCGGCTGCGCAACGCGATCACGACCAAGTATCCGCGCCACAAGCTGGCGGATGACGGCACGCAGTTCGGCGCCGGCGCGGCGATCGTGACGCCGAGCGTGATCCGCGGCGAACTGCTGGCGCAATACGCGGCCATGGAGGACGAAGGACTGGTGGAGAACGCCAGGGCTTTCGCCGCCAACCTGATCGTCGAGCGGGCCGCCAACGACCCGAACCGCCTGAACGTGCTGCTGCCGCCGGACCTGGTCAACCAGCTTCGTGTGTTCGCAGTCTTGGCGCAGTTCCGCCTGCAATACTAAGGGAGTCCAACATGGCAAAACGCATTGCCGGCGCCTGCTTCGTCAAGACGGACGGCGACCAGATCGAAATCAAGGGCGGCCTGGAGGTTTCCGGGGCGGATGTCACCCGGGAAACCGTGCTGAGCACCAAGGGCGTCGCCGGGTTCAAGGAGACGCCGCGCGCTGCGTCGCTGAAGGTCACCGCGCTTTTCACGGAGGACTTTCCGCTGGAGAAGCTCCGAGACGGCACCGACATGACAATCACCGCAGAGTTCGCCAATGGCAAGGTCTTCACCTTGTCCGGCGCCTACCTCATCGGTGAGCCGACCATCAAGGGCGAGGACGGCGAGATCGACCTGGAATTCGAAGGCTCGAAGGGGATCTGGCAATGACTGTGACCGTCAATCTGAGCAAGCCGATCAACGCTCATGGCGAAGAGCGCCGTGAGCTGGAGCTTCGCGAACCCAGCGGCGAAGACCTGATGGAAATCGGATACCCGTACATCGTGGTCCAAAGCGACACCGGCGGCCAGGGCGTCGAGCTTCGTCCGAAGGTCGTCGCCCGGTACGTCTCCAAGCTGGCCCAAATCCCGATGTCGTCGGTGAAGCAGATCGGCCTGGCTGACCTGCAGAAGCTGCAAGGGATCGTCATGGGTTTTTTCGGTCAGGAGGAAGCGGCGACGACGAGCTCGACCGAGAGCGATTCGTAGAGCGCGCATTCGACGTTGCCTACTTCTGGAAGTTGGACCCTGCCGCGGCACTGGCATTGCCATTGTCACGGCTGGACTTGTACGAAACCCAAGCGCTGCGAATAGCAGAGAACATGAGGAACGAAGATGGCGGATAGCTTCATGCTCAAGGCCATTCTCAGCGCGGTGGACAAGATCTCTCCGACGCTGAAGACGGTCAGGGGCGGCATCAACGCCACGCACAAGAGCTTCCGGGATCTCGGTAGCGCCAGCCGGGGCCTCGTAGGCAGCATGGGCCTGCCGACGGCGATCAGCTTTGCCGCGATCGGCTATGGAGCATTGAACGCCGCCCGCTCCGCGATGCAGTATTCCGCCTCCGTGCAGGACGCGGTCGACGTGACGGGCGTGCAGGCGGAGCAGCTACAGCGGCTACAGGGTGCATTCCGGCTGGGCGGACTCGAAGCTGAAGCGGCCAACGACGCCATCGTGAAGTTCAACAAGGGCATTGCAGATGCGGCGGCGGGCAAGGACGCCGGCTTTGCGGACTTGATGTCGCGCCTGCGTATCCCCCTGCGCAACGCCAAGGGCGAAATCCGCTCGATCACCGAAGTCCTGCCGGAGTTCGCGGCCGGCCTAGAGGCGAACGAGAACCACGCCTTGCGCACCCGGATGGCGATGGAAGCCTTTGGGAAGTCGGGGGCCAAGCTGCTTCCGACGCTGACGGGCGGGAAGGACGCATTGCTGGAGATGCTCTCCGCCCAGCAGACGATGGGAAAGGTGCTCTCCGCCGATTCCGTCGAGCGGCTGGACAAGCTCGACGAAACCTTGGGCGAGATTGGCGCCCAGTATCGGACCCAGACAGCGGAGATGTTTGCCTTTGCCGCTCCGGCCATCATGCCGGCGCTGAAGGCGCTGGAAAGCTGGATCGCTGCGAACCAGGTGCTGTTGCAGCAGAAGGTCGGCGGGTACATCACTAACTTGGCGACCGCGTTCCAAGGCTGGGTCGACTCCGGCGGCTTCGAGCGGCTTGGGAATGGGATCGTACGCGTGGTCGATGGGATATCAAGTTTCGTCGACGCCATGGGTGGCATGCGAAACGTCCTGATTGGCATCGGTGCGCTGATCCTGGCAGGCCCCGTCTCGTCTGCCGTGCAGCTGGTGATGGTCTTCGCGCGCATCGCTACCTACGTGGCGCCGCTGCTCGTCGGGGCGTTGTCGATGGTCGGTACTGCATTGCTGGCAGTCGGCCGGGCCATGCTGGCGAATCCAATCATTGCCATCGTGGCCGGCATTGCCACTGCGGCATACCTGATCTACGACAACTGGGGCGCGATCAGCGACTGGTTCTCGGGGCTATGGGCATCCGTATCCGCGGCGTTCGTCGCCGCTTGGACGGCCATCAGCGCTTGGCTAGAAGGTTTATGGGCGTCGGTGTCCGCCACGATCGGCCGCTTCCTGGACTTCGTCGCCAATGCCTTCATGAGCTTCCATCCGCTCGGAATCATCATCCGGAACTGGGAGCCGATCGTTACGTGGTTCTCCGGCCTGTGGGACCGGGTGAGGGGGTTCATTGAACCCATCATGAGCGGAGCCCGCGCCGTGGGGGGATTCGTCGGGAAGGTTTTGGGGGGAGGCGAATCTACGCCCGTGGCTCAGGGATCGAGTGCGTTGGCCCGCCAACGGGCGGCGGCGGGCCCGACGGCAGCACCGCTAGGTAGCCCGCTGGCCGCGCGTGGGGCTTTGGCGGGACCGCAGCAACCGGCTCGGCTGAATGGCGAGCTGCGTGTCCGGTTCGAGGGCGCCCCAGAGGGCATGCGAGTGGATCCGGGCAAGACCAATCAGCCGGGACTCGCGGTCAATCCTGACGTCGGGTATCGCAGCGCATTGAGCTTCTGACATGGCCTGGAAAGACAAGATGCAGGCTGCGTCCTTCAGGGGCGTGGCGTTCGAAGTGGAGTCGGACGACGGCGCTTTCGGCCGCCGTGTGCAAGTCCACGAGTACCCGCAGCGCGACAAGCCGTATGCCGAGGACTTGGGGCGCGCCGCCCGGGAATTCTCC